TTATACTAGTGATGCTATTGCCGCTCCAGATTGTCAAGGTCAAGCAAGTGTCGGTGGTCACGTTCACCAAATTGTAGACGGTAAAGTATGGCCAGCAGGTGATGGTCACACTCACACATTAAATGCACCATTACAAGTTGCAACAGATACACATATCGGTGACGCTAAATTGGAAGATCCAACAGGTCAGCCACAGGTTGCACCAACTATTGTTCTACATCAATAAGGAGAGTTATAAATGCCAGTAGAAAATAATATGAGCGTATTTACAACCGAAATTGCTAACCTTCCTGACTTAGCAAAGAAGTATCTATTCCAGGTTGTAATCGAATTCGAATCACAGCAATTACAAGATATGGTTGGACAACAGCCATTCATGTTCAGAGCAAAGACAGTCACAATTCCTCAGAAGGAATTTACTGATATGACTACTGAATATATGGGTTCAAAGCTAATTTATCCAGGTAAGGCAAACGTTGCAGGTGACGTCACAGTCAACTTCGATGAATTCCAAGACCTATGGGTATCTACAGCTTTCCACCATTGGCAGAACTTAATCTTTAATCATGGCTTCCGTGATGATATTGACGTAGCAAACGGAAACTTGACTGGTGGTGCTATGAGTAATTATGCTAAAGATTACTGTGGTACTATGAAGATTGTTTTGTTCGATTCTACTTTGAAGAGAAAACTACCAGTTGAATGGCGTCTATATAGAGTATGGCCAAAGACTGTATCTTCAGTAGACTTGGGTATGGAAGATGATGGTAAGATTCAACGTTCAGTCACATTCTCTTATTCATCATTCGAAGTAGTCCCAACTGAAAACTAATTGCAAAAAGTGACAAAACGAAAGTTATAAATATATAGCTAAATTGCTAAATTGCTAAAGAGAAAATGCTATTCTCGGGCTCATTGGACGCGAAAACCAATGAGCTTTTTTTATGCAAAATTCGGCTCTATAATAGTCATAAATAAGATATGAAAATAAAAATAAAATTATTTTCTAAATTTGGAGGAATCAAAAATGGATAAAATTCTTGAAAAACTAGCTACTTTAGGAGTTCAAGCTGAAGACTTGAATGATATTAAGAAGTCATTCGATGAAGCAGTTGAAGCTAAAGTAAAGATTAACTCAGATAAAGAAGCAAGAGTTCTAGCCGAAAAATCTGCAGATTGGTGTAAGAAACAGATCGCAGAAGCTAAACAAAAGATTACCGCTGAAACTGAAGAAATGGCTAAATTATACTGTCAGAAGATCAAAGACCAGTATGAAAAAGAAGCAAACGAAAAGGTTCAGGCATACGCAAAATCTCTTGATGAAGCTTCAGAAGCATTCGTATTCAACCAACTAGAAGAAAAGTTCAGAGAAAAATACGGTGAAGAACTAAAGGCTATCGAAAACAAAGTTATTACTGGTATCGACAAGTATCTAGAATTTAATATCAAGGAAAAGATTGGTCCAAAATTGATTCAGAAGACAGCTATGAGTGAAATGTATGCACCTATCATCGATGGCGTTAAGTCATTGTTTGAAGAACAGTATATTCCACTTGACTTAACCGGTGCTAAGAAGATTCGTGAAATGAAGGCAGAAAATGCAGAACTTCAAAAGTCATTGAAGAAGCAATTGTCTGAAAATCTTCGTTTAGCCGAAGTTGCTGAAGTTAATTCAAAGAAAGCATTGATTGCTGAAAAGACTGAAGGAATGACTCCACGTCAGAAAGCAAAAGTCAATCGTCTATTTGAAAACAAAACTTTTTCTGAAACAAAGAAAGACATCGACAATTGTATTGAAATGCTAGATGAAGAAGCAGACCAAATCCGTGCACTACGTGAAGACCGTCAACGCTTGTTTGAACGTGCTCAACGCGCAAAACGTCAGTCAGCATTCGTCGAAGACAAAACAGAAAACATTAACGAAGGCTACAAACGTCCACGCCCATTATCAAGAAACGAAGAAGACTTGCTAAGAAGCGCTCGTTATTGCGACGATGAGTAGTTTTGCAAAAAATAATTGGTTAATTATATAAATATAATAAGTAAATTAAAAAAATAATTTATTTATAGGAGATAAACAAATGAAAATTAGTCAAGCACAAGCATCATTATTGGATAAATGGTCAAAGGCACCAGGTTCTTTGTCTGTTTCTTCAATTAAAGATTATAATGTTCGTATGAACACTGCTCGTCTACTAGAAAACCAGAATAAGGGCAACCTTTCTGAAAATCTTCTAACTGAAGATTTCACACAGGGTGTTGGTGCACCTCTTGGTCTAGACCAGGGTATTCCACACGGTGGTGACGCAAAGGGTGTTTTTGCACCTATTTCTATGGCACTAGTACGTAGAGTATTCCCACAATTATTCGCTAACGTATTGGTTGGTGTTCAGCCATTGAATGGTCCAGTTGGTTTGGCATTCGCACTACGTTACATTTACAAGACAAACGATCCAACAGAATTAGTTGAAGCAGCATGGAAGGCAGTTCCTCGTTTCTCTGGTTTCACAGGTTCTACACAGAACACTGATGGAGCATACGATGCAGGTACTGGTGTTGATACTCAGACCGGTGAAGGTTGGGGAATCACCAAGCAGGGCGATCGTAAGATGCCAGAACTAGGCCTAATGTTGTCAAGACAGTCTATCGTTGCTAAGACACGTAAACTAGCAGCATCATTCTCTCTAGAATCTGCAGCTGATATTAAGGCAATGCAGGGTATTGAAATGATGTCTGAAATGATTAACGTTCTTCAGGCAGAAATGACCGCAGAAATGGACCGTGAAACAATCGGTCGTTGTAAGTCTCTATGTACACCAAAGATTTACAATAAGGCACCAGAATCAACATTCTCTGCTCAAGGTCAGTACGATGGTATTATCGGACGTTGGTCTCAGGAAAGATATTCAAACATCGTTACACAGATCCAAAAGGCTGCAAACGATATTCGTACCGCTACTCGTAGAGGCGCTGCAAACATCGCAGTAGTTTCTCCAGATATGGCTACAATCCTACAGTCAGCTGCTCCATTCTTCAACAAGATTCAGCACGACGTTAACGGTTCTCTAGTCACTCCAGAAATCGGTACTCTAAACAATTCAATCAAGGTATACTGTGATCAGTACGCTGTATCTGAAGATGGTACAACTGATAACGGTGAAGTTCTATTAGCATATAAGGGTTCTTCATTGTCTGATGCTGGTGTAGTATTCTGCCCATACGTAACTGGTGTTATCAACCAGGCAGTTGATCCAAACGACTTCTCACCACGTGTTGGTATTATGTCTCGTTATGGATTCGCAACAAATATGTTGGG